ATTAAAAAGACAGGGTCAATGTCGATTCTGTCTTTTAATGTGACGACTTCTTGATTATTTCCAAAAACTACGTTTATCATAATATAAAAAAAAGGGTGCAACATTTTAGCGCACCCTTCAAATTTACAAATTTATTTCCTTATTTGTTAAGGCAATGTGAACGGTGTGAAAGCTTCAGCTGGTGTTCCTGAATCGTCGCCCGTATCGTCATAAACAAATGAAATTTCAGGTTCTTCACCTTTTAAAGTGAATGTGAATCCGCTTAAATCAGTAAGTTTTAACCCTGAATCATTCGAACCTTCTGAAAGTTTTACACCATTTACAGCACCGTAAACCCTTTTTACTCCGTTGTTATCTTCAACAACGACAACAAATCTTCCTTTCGTTAGTTTATTGATTAAGGTTCTTCTTGCGTCCTCTGAAGCTTGATCTTTCGAAGCAAATAAAACAAGGTTGACGTTTTGGTCTGAAAAGAATGTTCCATTTTCAACGCTTCCCGTACCTGTTTCAACTACTTCAGCCGATTCAATTTCTTGTTCGAATAAATAGAAAGTTAAGGCTGTTCCGTTAGTGTCAGAAGTTCCGATTATTTTATTTCCTTGCGGCTCAAATGCGAAAGCACCTGAATCGGTTGCGCCGAATGTTGCTTTAACTGTGAAAGTTGTCGTCGTCGGTGTGTCGATTACAACATAATTTCCATCATAAGCACCACCTGAAAGACTAATTACAAGACCAGCCTGCAAACCGTGACCGCCCGAACCGTTGTCAGCTGTTACAGTTATATTTCCGCCGCCTGCGTCAGCAATAGCAGAATAAGTTCCTGTTGTGTCGCCTGTGTCTTTTACGTAAGCGTTGTTTGTCACGTGGTTAGCAATCCAAACTTTTCGAACTCCGCCAGGAATTCCGCATTCAATCTTATGACCGTGTGATAATACTATGCAATTCATAAATCAATTTTTTTATAATGGTGCAGGGTGAATAATAAATGCAGTTGAACCACCTGCGCCGCCTGGAATATTCACAAGTCTTGCAGGTTCGCTTTCTTTTGACTGTAAAGTTATAGTCGTACCATTAAGATCAAGCAAAGCTTTTCCTGTTCCGCCTGCGCCTTCAGTAAGTCTTAAACCTGTGTCAATTCCGTACAGCTTTTCAATTCCGTTTTGGTCCTTAACAAGCGCTAAGAATCTACCTTTCGACAAAGCAGCGTATAAATTTCTGATTTGGTCGTCAAGATCCTTATTTCCTTTGTTTGAAAGAACAATTGTCAAATNTGTTTNAAAGAATGCAGCACCGTTTTCAGCCGTTTGAGGGGCTTCGACTACTTGCGCAGTTCCGACAAGCTGTTCAATTGTAAAGAATTCCTGCGCTGCACCATCGCCCGCGTCTGTTCCTTCAATTATTTCGCCTGTGAATGCGTAAACTCTTTCTTTCCAATCTGAAAGGCGCACAACAATTACACCACCTGAAGCGTCACGACATTTTAATTCGAAACCACCGTCAAGAATGCAATCAACAGCCCTGTTAATAGGTTGTAAATTCATAATAATTTTATTTAAAAAAAGCCGCTTTTTACACGGCTTTAGATTTTTAATTCAAATACTTCTTACGAAGCTATACCAACCATGTGAGTATGTGCGTTTTGTGTTCCGCCTTTCATCTTCATCATAAACTTGTGAGTATCTTCGCCTTCGTCATAGAAGAATTTAGATTTCTCATAGTCATTGATTAAGTCAGTACCGAACCAAAGATTGTCTTGATAAGTCAAGATTCTTTCAGTCGCTCCCGACATACCCATTACACGAACAACCTCAATATCTTCACCTGGAAACATAAAAGAGTCCGAAGGTGTTGTTAAATCAACGTTGAAGTTCCCTGAACCGCCTAAGTCGATTATATTCTTTCTGATTAATCTGTAATCAGTAGGATTTAAGAAATACTTCTTGTTTGGCAATGCGTGAAACTCGTCAGGCATTGCGTCAAGTAAGCTATATAAATCATCTAAAGGCGAAGCCGTTTTTGTGATGTTTTGGTCATTGTCTTCAACCCAAGTTCCTGTTGCGGTAGCTGTAAAAGTCGCTCTGATATAGAAAGTAGTTGTTGAAGCTAAAGTGCAAACGTTGTGAATTTCTAAACGTTCCGTCATAGTCGTTCGGTGTAGTGTCAAGCGTTAACTTAGCTACCGTTTTCAAGAACAACAGCTGAATCAATAGTTACTTCAACGTAAGGCTGTCCGACAACGTCAGCGACAGCAGTCTACGTTTCCGTTTCTTGCGTCAGGAATATTTGTTGAAAGTCTTTTGATAAGACCTGTAAACAATGATAAAGGGTCAGTTGAAGGCAAAGTGTCGTCACCTCTCCAAACAAGACGTTCAAGCGCGTCCTGAACCTTTTCAGTTTTTGCGTCAACGAAATCTTTTTCAAGATTAAATTCTGCCGCGTCCTCTAAAGAACCAGCAGCGCCAAGCATATTATAATAAGTATCTGTCAACGTTTGGTCGCAAACGTTTTCCTTCATTTCGAAAGGTGTAACAGCAAGTTCAATGTCGTCAAGTTGTGTAACCCCTTCAGGATTCCAACCGCATGAAGCAGCTTTCAAAATTACGTCAGTTGCAATTCTCCCGAACGTTTCTTTGTGCTTAATTCCTGGTCTGATTCTGATATGTTTTGCAGAACTGAACTGAAATAAGACTTGTTTGATTGTGATTTCAGCGTTGTTTTTTACGAAATCCGCGATTTTAACAGTATCTAAACTCATAATATAAATTAATTAATTGAACTTTTTATTTTAAATTTTTGGTTTTGTTTTTAGTTGTTACTTAGTTTTTTTTAATTGTCATTCTTTCAAGCATTGTTCCTTCTTTTTCGTCAGAAGAACCGCCTGAAGTATTCCCGTTGATCTTATCCGACATGAATGCAGGAATGTCTTTCAACTTTTCAGAAACAGCCTCTGTAATTGCTTTTTCGTTAGCTGCTTTAGATTCGCTCATTGCTGTTGAAATCGCTTCAGCTATCATTGTCGGAAGTTTTGTTTCAAGGTCCGCAACTTGTTGCTTTAAAGCGTTTCCTTCTTCAGCAGACATTTGCGCTTCAGCACCTTTATCACCTTCAGCAGCTTGGACATCTTTAATAGTCTTGATAACTCTGTCTTCGATTGTGATAATCATCGGCTTATCATCAATTAAAACAGTTAAATCACCGTTTTCAACGTCAGTAAGATTTCCTTCAGCGTCAACCCAAGAAACAGCAGCACCTTCTTCAATTTTTTCAGCGTCAATTCTTAACATTTTTCCATCAACATCAACGTCAACAAATTTCAAGCCTTCTGCTTTCGCTCCGAGCATAACTTTATTAGCTTCAACAATTTCTTCTTCAGTTAATTTAACACCTAAGCCCTTTAACCAATTACCAAATTTATTTTTAAATGTTTCTTTGCTCATAGCAATATCTTTATTTATTAGATTTCCGTTTTCTGTTTTGCCTTTCGCTGTCTGCGTGATATAAATTTCACGTTGCCAAGCATGGCGGCAATTCCAATAACCCTGAAGTCTGAAGATTGAATAATTCTGCGTTGAAATAGGATTTGCACCCCTGAACGACATAATATTAATATCTTCCCTTCTATAAATTAAATCTTTTCTGATTAACGTTTCGCAGAACTCCCTTGTATTATCTTTGATTTCGGATTCGCCAGCGTGTTCAGGCGATAGCACATATCGGTATCGCACTTTTACATTTCCCGAATCAAGAAAGCTTTCTTCGTTTGGATTAGAAACTACGTCAACCGCAAATTTTTGTGAATTAAATTTTGAAAGTAATTCTTCAAGCGGAATGTCAAGTTCGTTTTCTTCACAAAGTTCAGAATGAACAAGAACCCAATTTTCAGCAGGTCGTTCGCCTTTGTTTTTCAGAAGATTCAAAAATTCTACCTTTTCAGAATCTGTAAGAACATTATGTTTTTCAGTTTTATTCGACATTTTTAACCGCGTTTTTGATGTGGTCAAATTTGTCTTGAATTGAAATGTTCGCGTCTAAGATAACACTTTTATTTATTCCGACAAAATTTTCTGAAAAATTTACTTTAATACCGAAGTCACCTTCAAGCGAATAGCCGACAATTTTTCCTTCTTTAATTTCCTTAATGATTTCTTCGTCTTCAACTTTCAATGTTACAAGCCAACTTCCAGGCTTGACGATTTCAGCGTCCATGTAAGGCGGCAATGAATGACCGCGTGACGGGTCGAAAACCCAAGATTCAGCTAAATAAACATTGTGGAGCTGTTGTTGTTGGTCGTGTTCCTTGTTTATATTTCTGCCGAATGAATTCTTCATGAATTTAAAAGCCATAGCTTCAACAAGCGGCGCAGGAAAACGAAGAAAGAATTCTTTGCCTTCAACATTTCTTTTAATTGGTGTATCTGCCAACATTAAAACCCCCGTAATAAGTCCGCGTTCTTCAGAAGAAACAGAAAATTTGACTGTATCTTCAATAATCTTTTCATTAGGCTTTCCTTCTTGGTCCGAAAAAAAGAAGACAGGCTGCTTCGTTGCAGGGTGTTCAACGACTGAAATATAATTA